GTTTATTTTCTGCTGGCCCTACATTGACGGCAAATGCTTACGTTCTCCAGTGGGCGCAGAATCAAAGGGCAACTTTTAGATGGGTCGCAGCTCCCGCAAAAGAATTGATTATTCCAGCGACAGCAACTAATGGTCTTTCTCTAATGACCCCGGTAGTAACAGCTGCATACAATGCCGTCTGGGCGATGGAATTTGAGGAATAATCTTGTCGGAAGATTACTCTGATTCAAAATTTGAGAGAAATCCACATGGGGGAATTATTATAGATGGGCAAGAAGTTGCTCACACTCTAATGTGCCCTCATTGTGGATCCCATTTCATATCAAGAAAAGGCTCTGGAATACGGAGAACTTTTTGCATTCGGTGTATGGCTGTAACTTGTGGACGACAAGAGTGTGATCCATGCAAGCCATTTGAAAAGTGGTTAGAAGAGGTCGAAAAGCGTGGCTGTTAGGAAGATCTGGCAATATCAAAGTAGAGCCGAAGTCCCACCAGTAACATGGCAGAGTCCGGTTATTCCTGTTCTTCCAGAATATATTCTCCTGAGAAGACAAAGGGCAGCATTTTTTGGCCCAAGATATTTTAATATTTATCCTCCCCCGATGGGACAATTAGCATGGTCGCCTCCTCCGGTAGACTATATTTCAATAAAACCTCAGTTAAACCGTGCCATTAGGGCAAGATTGCAAAACTATTACAGCACATCATGGCTGACCACTTGGCTTTCTGATTGGCTGTATAGAAAATTGCATGTAATAGATTTAGCGGCAGGAGCAGGTGCCAATTATACGGTCAAAATTACTGTTCATTATGGGTCTGGAACTGACACTGGAGAGGATATTTATTGTAACGGGCATTCCAAAGGCGATTTTGGAGATATTAGATTTACGACAAATGATGGTACGACACTTTTAGACCATTGGCTCGAATCGAAAACTGATAGCGACAATGCAGTTTTCTGGATAAAGGTTTCTCAAGATTTAAGCAATCAGGACATCCCAATTTATCTTTATTATGGAAAATCAGATGCAGTATCAGTAAGCAATGGTTATAACACCTTCCCATTTTTCGACACCTTTGACATTCCTATAAAAACCATTGGAGTAAAGACACTCGATGCATCAGCTTGGGGGTCTATCATTAAGGTTGGCTCTATTTATTACATGTTTCATAGTGAGATGGGCGGTGGGCCTTATAATACGTGGCGTGCCCAATCAACCGACTTAATTAATTGGACGAATGACACTAAAATTATTGATGGAGTAGGCCAACCTGGAATTTTAACAGATGTTGACGGTGTCACTCCAGTAACTTATGACGGAAAATATTGGTTGGCAGTTAGAAAGTCAACTTCTCCTTATAACTTCCAGATTTATTATGCTTCGACCATTGATGGGGCTTGGACTTATTCCTCGGATGCAATAGGAGTGGGTACGGGGTGGGAAAGTGCCAATATTGGTACAATCTGTTTTGTCAATGAAGGCTCTATTTACTATATTTTTTATGAAGGATGGCCTGATTGGACCCCTACTTCAATGTCAATTGGTTATGCCTCAGCTTCAACTCCAAATGGAACCTACACAAAAAATCCAGGGAATCCAGTATTGACAGCAACATTAGGATGGGAAGGTGTAGGCGTTTGTGATGTTAGAATAATTAAAGAAGGATCAACTTATTATCTATTTTACACAGGAAACAAAGGCACAAGTTGCTGCAACAGTTACGCAGTTTCACTTTCATTAACCGGAACCTGGACTAAATCTGAAAGACAAATCGGATCTTTAGGAATAAGTTATCCTGTCGTGGTAAAACACACAGATGGTTATTACTACATGAATGGTGATGATCTAAATAATGGATATAAGATTGTCTATAGAGGCGATTCCATCACTGAATATAGACCTAAATTTTGGTTTTTAGGGAATAAAACTGCAGTTGACGATTATTTGCAGGTCGGGCCAGGAGTGGACAGCATCGTTTGTCAAAACTGGATCTGTTCGCCTCTTGTAGATAGACCAAAAGCAATGAGACATAAAACACTTGTCTCAAATACTGGAGTAGATAAATTTGCTTATGGTGGTCTTGCTGATTTTGCACTTGCTCAATCCACATTGGCTCCGCATGCTGTAATAGGGTATAGAACTGGTGATGGTTCAACCGTACAGGTAGGAGTGGAAGATCCAACACAAAATGCGTACCATACTTACGACATTCTTTGGACAGCATCAGATGTTGTTTATAAAAAAGATGGAACGGTTAAAGCTACCCATACAAATCCTCCTTCTATTCCTATGGGAGTTTATTTTAGAGCCTATACACCAACTGAGTATATTCGATGTGATTGGGCTTTAACTCGTAATTATGTTTACCCCGAGCCTGCTCATAGCACCTGGGGAGATGAGGAATATGGAGGAATAGCAGGTATTTTGATTCCAATCGTGGACAGAGAAATGAGAACAAGGAGGGTACAATAATGTTATATCTAAAAGCTTCAACAGCTGCTCAAGTGGTGATTTTAGGCCCTTTTATCGATGACACAGACGGGAAAACTCCCAAAACAGGCCTCTCCATAGCGAACACGGATATCCTAGTTAATAAACATGGAGCTTCGACATTGGTGGCGAAGAACTCCGGCGGCGCAACAGAGATCAGCAATGGCTACTATTACTGCACTTTGGATGCGACCGACACCAATACGGTGGGCAGACTCGTCCTCTCGATCAAAAAGGCGACTTCCTTAATCGTGTGGCACGAATTCATTGTGTTGGCAGCCAATATCTTCGATACCTATCTCGGGACCGACATCTTCGATGCCTCGCTTACCCAAGTGGAGGGGACAGCCCTGGGAACCCATGCCTCCGGCATGGTAACCGCTGACCTAAGAGATATAGTTGGGGCAGCGGTAAGTGCCACGACCGCGCAATTGGGCGTAAATGCGGTTCAGATAAATGCCGTGGCTACCACTCCAGTAACGACAATAGGCGCCAATTTAGGAGAAACCCAACCAATTAACTTCACAGGAACCGGTGCGAATGCTCTGGTTAAAGGAGATGTGGTTGACATAGCCGGAGCGGCAGTAAACACATCGTCCGCCCAGATCGGAGCAAATGTGGTTAGTCAGGCCAACATCGACTTTGGTGCCTTACAGAAGACCTCTCTCAATGCGGCTACTCCTGCGAGCGTTACCGGAGCAGTTGGCTCAGTAACGGGGTCAGTCGGATCAATCGCATCAGGCGGTATTGTTGCCGCTTCGTTTGCAACAGATTCCATAACGGCTGCCAAAATTGCAGGGGACGCAGTGATCAAGATAAATGATGGAGCCGCCGTAGCAACCGGATTGGCAAGAGCAAATACCGATAACACCTGCATTGTATTAGCGGTCGGGGAATCTTCAACCGAGGATTTATATATAGGTTGTTTAGTTACGATCGTTAGTGGAACCGGTATCGGACAGGCGCGAATGATAGCTAAATATGATGGAACGAATAAAATTGCCTATGTGAATGACCCCTGGATGACGATACCCACCACAAATAGCGGATATAGGATCTTCCCCTCTGCTGAAATCTTACTTGCGGATACCGGAAGACCACAAGCGGTTACAGGAACGACCATTCAGCTGGCCACCACTGCTCCGGCAATTGCCAATACCTATGTCGGTCACACGGTCTTTATCTGCGGTGGGACAGGTATTGGACAAGCAAGAATCATTACAGCCTATGCCGCTGACAGAACTTGCACCATTAGGACATGGGATACTAATCCGACCACTTCTAGTATATATATGATTCTTCCAGTGGGTCGAGTTTTCGTTAATGAGATTGCTGCTGGTGCAATTACCGCAGCAGCAATAGCCGATAATGCGATCGATATTGCTACTTTCGCATCCGATGTCAAAACAGGTTCTTACCTGAATGCCCAGGTAAAAGCACAGGATAATATTGACTTTGGTGCCTTACAAAAAACAAGTTTGAATGCGGCCACTCCCGCGGTTACCGTCTCCGATAAGACTGGCTTTAGTCTGAGCAGTTCGGGCATAGATTCAATTTTTGATGAGGACGTGACCGGACATATGACCGCGAGTACTTTAGGCCTCTACATCAATCGCCTCTACTGGATGATCAACAACAAAATGACGGTCAACGAGACAACCGGTGATGTCACCTTGCGCAATATCGCTGATAGCGCCAATCTGGCAACGGGCAATGTGGCGAGTTCTTCCGGGACTACGACAAGAGCGATCCTGACATGGGTTTAAGAGTTTGGAGATTGGAAGATAGAAAATAGATGGCAGAAGACACCTTAGAGCAAGGGCAGTAGGCAGAAAGACATAGTATCCCGATTTACTCGGGGCGGTTTCAATTGGAGGCGTTTATGACAGAGCAAAATATGCTGATGAATATCAGGAAACTTCATGAACCTTACAAAGATGAGCATTCTCCCAGCGTTGAGGCCCAGATAGCCTGGCTTCTCAGACAAAATTTCCCGCCTAACATCGTGGACCAGACTATGCTCACAGTTTACGATGAAATCATTCGAGGGAAAACCTTTATCAATGGCTATGAGCTTGATCAAAATCTTCTGAAGAGAGCCAGAGAATTTCACAACGAAGAGTTGAATGACCACATTCGTAAATTGGAAGAATTTTACCAGAAAATGAAAATGAAATGGAAAAAGGAAAAAAAGCCCTGGTATAGGAGATTATTCTAATGGATTATAAACCTTTCTGTGGCTATTGGTTCTATGGGGGAAGCGGTCAGACCGCTCTTTCGAGGGCGGCTTTCTATTGTTCCTGGGGACTTCTGGCCGTTGCTCCGGTGGTAGGCTTTATCATGACGATCCGTGAGTATACGTACCGGAGATTTAGAGATCGATGAACTATCGCCCTTACTCGGGATATTGGGTCGTCGGTGCCTCAAGTAAAAGTGAAAGGGCGGCATTTTTTTCCTCCTGGGGCCTTCTTGCCATTGTCCCGATTGGTGCCCGGCAATATCCGATGAGGTTTTTCAAGGCGCTTGCCGACAGCAATTGCATTTTCGGCGCCACCAAGGAAACGAGCTTTAAGGCTTTTAAAAAGATGGAATTTAAGGCCAAACAATGATCAATGCCTCATACATCAAGCAGCCCTCCGAGTTGGAGACACTTAAGATCGACTGGAGTGATCGGATCAATAAGCTCGGCATCTCCGGCTATACGATCTCGGCTCTGGAAGTAAAAGTTTTCGAAACGGCAGGGACGGATGTCACAACTTCGATGGTTGAAGGATCGCCGACATTCTCCGGAACTGACGTCATCTTTACGTTGAAAAATGGCACTGATGGGAAGGACTATTATGCGCGGATAAAAGCTACCTTGATAAAGGCCACATATGTAACCCTTCTTCAAGAGGAGGATCTGCTCATCATAGTGCGACAAAAAGGATTCTGATGGGAAAAGAAGTTTATTGGGTTTATTGAGTTCATTGGGTTATTGAGTTTATCGGGTTCCTGCGGCAGGCAATAACCCAAGTAACTCAAGCAACCCAAGTAACCGTAGGGAACGGTTTTAAACCGTTCCCTACTGCGAGCGAAGCCCTTAGACAGAAGACAGAAGGCAGAAAGCGACTTATGAAAGAAATCCTCGAAGCTCTAAAACCCATTATCACAGCCGGTCTCCCGGAGATCAAAGGCGTCCATATCCTGGCTGATGCGGACATCCTTCCTCCTGCCGTGCGATTCCCGTGCGTGGGACTGAAGGACGGTGAAACTTCATATTCTGAAGGCATGGCTGAGACCGAAGACGAAAAGGGGTCTATCCTTATATATGTCTATCAGCAGATCTTAAAACAAGAAGCCTCTGTCATGGGCGACGGCACACAAAGAGGGATCCTCGAATTGATAATAACCTTGCGACTTCTTCTCAACTTTAATCATCTCGGCGGCCTGGTCCATCATGCCTATTGTCCTGAAACCTTTGCCTCTGAGACAATGTTTGCAGGAGAAAACGTCTTCGTCCAGCGAAAAGGCATCCGCTATATCTATGAGATCGATCCCGAAGCCACCTTGTAGGCAGAATCATTGGATTTAATCAGGTCCCAAACACTGAGAACGATCAAAAAATTATGGATTATCTCAACAAAAGATATCAAATTTATTAAGGAGGTTCTCATGCCTTACAAACTTAAACCAAAAGAACTCGCTTTTCAGGTGACCCGTGAGGGGAAATTCGAATACCATCGCTATCGCCAGGGACAGATTTATGAGGAGATCCCCCCGGAGGATGTTCATCGCTTTGAGAAGACGCAAAGCGCAGAGAGCATAGCGCACAGCGATGAAAGCAAAAAGCAGAAAACAGAAAGCAGAAAATAGTAGCGCCCTCATTTATTGGGGGCGTATTCCGCCTATTGCCAACTTTGTACGGGCGTATTGCTATATGCCCCTACCGACTGAAAGGAGGTTCCCATGAGATCCTATTTCCAAAAAGATGCTCTGATTGCCGTCTCGGCACTCGCCAAAGAAACCGCCATCAACACGGAACATGCGCTCGATACTGGCATGCTCTGTGATCTTGACAGTCTGCCGGAGATCGATGCCAGACGTGAATCTAACATTGACGAAGCCACTGGCAAAGAGGAGGCCGATATTCTCTACGATCTGGGAGGTGTCTCCGCCCTGACGATGACATTTCCCAAACTCCAGGCCCAGCACATGGCATTCATCGGTGCCTATGCTCTCGGAACGAGATCAGTTGCGAATGGTGGTGTGGCCGGAAAGATTCATACGATCACTCCCATCGCCGGTGATCTCGAAGCCGCCAGATCAAATCCTTCCTTCACGCTCGGCGCCCGCTGGGGCAAACAGCTTGAGAAAAGGCTCTTTGCCAGCATGTTCATCGATGAATTCACACTCTCGCTTGCGCGAGACTCCTGGGCAGTCCTCAAAGCCAACGTAAAAGGCACCGGGAAAAACTCGACCAATCTTTTTAAAGAGACGGTCAACGCTGCCTACAATGCTGCCTCTCTCAACCTCTTAGCCAAAGGTGTGGCTGGAACCACGACTCAGGAGCGGCTCGACAACGTCCATCACATTCGGGTCAAAGTTCCGACGACCTCGGAATGGGTCGACGTCGTCTGTACCGCCGCCTCAGCCGCGGTGCCCGCGATTCTCACGATCACACCCGCGGGAGGAGTGGCAACGCTATGCGACTACGAGATCATCTACAACCAGGCCGAGACGGGTGCTTATACCTGGTGTTCTTTCCCGAACCGGGTTGAAGAAGATCCCATTCGAGTCAGTGACTTTCTGATAAACATCGGAGGCAAATGGGACGGCTCCGCTCTTACGGGCGGGCACTCGATGGCTGCCGACATCAACTCTGTTGAATGGACGTTCCGAAACAAGCTTACTCCTGACTTCACTCCAGGAGGCGGAACCTATGCCTACGCCAACAGGGCACTTCGTGAAGGCCGAGAGCAGACTCTTACGCTCGATCGTCAATTCCGCGACTATATCTTCGGCCAAAGATTTGCAGACATCGAATACTTCACCTTCTACGCTATTGCCGAAGGCGAGATCATGCCAGGCGAAACGACTCATAAATACACGATCAAGATCGTCTTCCCGAGGGTCTCGATAAGAGAGCGCCCCCGAGGAAGAGACCGCGGCCGGCTCGTGGAAAAAGTCGCCCTCGATATCCTCGAGGATGATACCTTCGGCTCGGTGAAGCTAATAGTAGAAAACCAGGTCGCCACATATGCGGCCTAAGAGGTAGGGATTGGCCTCGCGCCCGCCCTCCGTAGGGGCGGGTCTCAGCGCCCGCCCTCCGTAGGGGCGGGTCTCAGCGCCCGCCCTCTTGTAGTCGCAGGCTTTAGCCTGCGTTTGAAAGGAGTGAGCAATGCCAAGAATCATTGGAGAAGGCGTTAAAAACCAACTGATCCTCAGAGATCAATTCTCAGGAGATCCGATCATTCTCTATTACCGGATGCCAACATCTGAAGAGCGGATCGCCTATGAATCAGCGAAATACCGCAGAGACAAAGACAAGGTCGAGATCAAACTGACAGAGGCCCGCCAGATCTGGGGAGAGAAAATTATCGAGGGATTCAAAGATGGATCATTTAAATTCAAACTTGGCGGCGACATAAAAGAGATCTCTTCCGATCCCGATTCTCCGAACTACGATTCCGATTGGAAGCCTCATTTAAAATATTACGCCTCCGATCTTTTAGAGGCCCTGGCCGAGCACGTCTTCGATGGGCTACGGGCCATTTCAACCCAGGAGGAAATCTTCACCGAAAAAAACTCCTGAGCGACATTGAGGTTCTCCTCGGACTCAATGTCTGCACTAAAGAAGACGAGGAAAGATGCAAGGTCCAGATCGGATCCCGCTGGGAAAAGGCTTGTAAACGATGCGAAAAGAAAAGAGTACGAGAGATTCATCCCTGGACCGGACATCTTCTATGGCTGAGAAAGCTCATCAAAGCCGGTTATCCTTTCGGCAAAAACGATCTCAGCTACCAGGAATGGCTGGATCTGGGACTATTAAATGAGATCCTCGATAGATAGAACAGGGACTGTCCCTATTTACCGGCGAGTGCAGCGAGCGGTAGAATAGGGGCTGTCCCTCCGAGAACCCGATATGGACAACACCAACCGCCTCGAATTAGTCATCAGCGTCAAAGACGACGGCTCCGTCGTCATCGACACCATCAAAAAGAAAACTGACGACCTCGGCCAGGCGACCGAGCAAGCATCCGCCAAAGGAGCCGGCGCCCTGGCTGTTCTAAAAAAGAATTGGCTTGAATTTACCGCCGTTGGTGCTTCTATCTATGGTGTAGTCAAGGGCCTGAATGCTTTTGTCGAAGAGGCAGCGAGAGCTCAACAAATCGAATCCCGCATGGCCTTTCAGATTGAAGCCGCAGGAATTGGATACGAAAAAGTCAAAAGAGCCATAGATGGATACACTGAATCCATAGCCAGCATGACACGTTTCTCCGATGATGCAGCCCGTGAAGGTCTCGGAAGGATGATGCAATATACGACAGATCTCACCAAAGCTCAGAACGGCGTCAGATTGGCGATGGACATGACCACTCAAGACATAGCGGATCTTGAGACAAATATCCGATATGTCGGAATGGCCATGAGTGGAGAGATCGAGATTCTGAGCAAACTGAATCCAGCATTTAAAGATCTAAATTCGAAGCTCGATGAGGATGCCAGCAAGGCCGATAAAGCGGCCTTTGCTTGGAATAATTTAATAAGGATGTTCGGCGGCGCTTCTCTAAAGGATTTGCAGACGCACGCCGGCCAGGTGGCCCAAACAGGGAAACAATGGGCCGAATTCAAAAAGACTCTTGGAGAGCTCGTTCTGCCTACGTTAGATACCGTTTTGGAAAGAATGACACAACTCGGTAAGGCATCTTTATTGACTCTCGGGAAAGGGACCGAAAAAGAAAAGATTGGCGCCCAGATTGCGGGATGGCAAACTGAGATTTTGGGTCTCCAGGCCGAGCAACCTTTCGTCTCTGAAAAAGCCCAGCTTGAAATCATCGCTAAAATTGAGGCCGCAAGAAGAAAACTCACCGAAGCCGATAATGAAGAAAAAAGAGCGGTGGAGGCCCTTAATGAAGAAACCGCCCGAGCCGCATCTCTCAAATATACTCTCGGCATGAAAGGAGTCGCCGAAGAAGCCGCAGAATTCAGAAAAGATCTTAAAACCATGTTTCAATCCACCGAGGCCCTGGATAACGCCTTTAAGACTCTGGGCGTCAGCTCCCAACGATCGATGGCGACTACCGCCGATTGGGCCTTGAGAGCGCTCACCACAATTGAAGCAGATTTCAAAAAGGGAAAAGCCTCTGTGGTTGATTATGTCAATGCCCTGAAAGCGGCCTCTGACGCCATGAAGAAACTAACACCGGAAGATACTGCTAAGAAAAGAGAGGAAGCATGGGATAAGAATGCCGAAACGATTAAAGGTATTTCGAAGGACGAAGAGGGTTGGTTGAAAAAGGTCAACAAGGCGAATGACGAATTATTTCAGACATTAAAAGACCTTAAAAAGCTCGAAGTTCCAACTCACGCTGATGTCGGTCCGATGGAAAGAGAAGTAAATGCAATGAAAGAAAAGCTGAGGGCTGAAGGTCTTGTCATACCGGTGACAACAGAAGGAGAAACCGGAGGCGGCGGCGGCGGAACATCATGGACGGACTATGTAAAAGGGGACACGGAATTCTTTCAGGGCGGTAAAAAGGCCGTTGACGACATGAACGACACCTTTCAGAATTGGAGCGACCAGTGGGGGCAAGGACTGGACGTCCCGATCAATTTTTTTGGCATCGGTTCATCCAGAAAGCCGATCACTGAAAAAATCCGAGAAATCATCGGAGAATTTGGTGGCCTCGGTAAGGCCATGTCTGGCATGGAAGCGGAGATAAATGTCGCCGAATTATCACTTGAATACAATAAATTACAAAATAAACTTAATCAGATAGAGCAGGCCTATGCACAGACTGCGAATATGATGTTTATGCATGGATATAGTTATCAGAGATCGTCTGCGGATGTAGAACGTCAAACACAAGTAACTGAAGAGTTGACGGCACAACTGAGAATTTTACAGATGAAAATGGACTATGAAAGAATGAAGGCCTACGGAGGCTCTTATCAGGCAGGCACTCAATACGTTCCCCAAACTGGTCTCTATACACTCCATGAGGGCGAGCAAGTGATTCAGAGAAATGTAAGGACTGGAGATATTAGGATCATAATTCAGGGAAGCAGCGATTCTAAATCCGTGGCCGATGAGCTCGTGAGAACTCTCAAATACCGCCTCAACACCGAGCTCAGAGATCTTCTGTAGCCGCAGGCTTTAGTCTGCGTCAACCTCTATGCGCTATGCTCTATGCGCTATGCGGTTTTAGATCATGACTCAATTTATCAAACTCTGCTACCGCAATATCCTTGGAACCGGAACCGTCACGGTCACATCCGAGAACGCCTCCTTCCCTAAATACCGCCTCTATGACCTCGCCATTGGCAAACTCTTTAAAGGGACAGCCTTCGCCAGCCCTTTTGCGATTATCATTAACCAGGGGGCGGTGATTTCCTATGAGGTTGACAGACTAATCATTCCGGCAGGCCATAACCTTAATGGATTGGTCTGCTCCCTGAGATATTCTACAGATAATTTCGGTTCCGACGATCATGAGGCAATCGGATGGACTCAGGTCAATGCCCTGATCATAGATAAGGAATTTACCGCTGCAACCAAGCAATATTGGAAATTGAATATCACTGCCCCGGCCACGATCGTCGAAATGCCCGAGATGTTCCTCACGAAATCCTATGAGCTTGAGCGAAATGCGAATTACGGCTGCATCGAGAGCTATCGCGACAATGTCGACAGGCAGGAAGCCGGCTCCGGAATCGTCTACAAAGCCGAGATGGGAGACATAAAAAAATACAGAAAATATTTTCTTACCAGGATCTCGTCATCTCAAAAAAGCAACCTCGAGGCTGCGGGCCTTCATCTCGGAATAACGCTGAAGCCCCTTTACGTCGAAGATCTCCAGGGCACCGTCTTCTTTGCCGAGCTGCTTAAACCTATGGAAATGACGATGGAGCGCGAGAACCGCTACGGCACAGAAATAGAGGCCCTTGAGATGCTCGGCGCCACCACATAGGGTTAGAGGTCAGAGGACCGCTCATTTTACTCGCTTGAGGTTAGAGGCAGTATTTTTTGCCTCCAACCTAATACCTCTAACCTCCAACGGTTTTTTATATGCCTAAGATTTTAGATTATAATCAGATCCAAAAAATCGACCGCCACTACAACAGGCCGATCTATCTCGTCCATCTCCTTCTCGACGGCCTGACGCTTTATTTTTCAGATCGGAGCTATTCTTATAATTTCCACAACTATGAAGACTATCTCTTCGATCTCTCTGAGATCGGAAACCAGATGCGAAACCTCGGCGGCTATGACAACGCACGGGTCACGCTCTACTTCAAAAACGACAAAATCAGGGACAAAAACTATCTCATCGAGCTCTTCGATGACTATCCGCCCGAGAAAAAATACGTCGAGATCTATAGGCTCCTGGCCGACACGGGCGAGACCTTCGGCTCCGATGTCTCAACTGAAATCTTCAAGGGAGAGATGGGCCAGCCCTATGAAATCCCGGACGCCGGCCCTGGCTTCAAAATCGATTGCTCCTCGATGCTCTTCGGCAAAAACGTCTCTCTTCCGCTCGATGTCATCGATCTTGCGGATTTTCCGGGGGCCGATCCGGACGATGTCGGGAAATACAGAAACATCATCATTGGAAATACTAAAAAAGTCGTCTGCCGCTGGACCGTGGCCGGATGGGTCTCGACCCTGACAGAGGACATCAGTGCCGCCGCAACATCCATCACGGTCACGGATTCCTCGACCGCGCCGGCAACTCCTTTCACCACGATCTGCGACAATGAGAAGATCAGGGTAACGGCCAATTCCAACGACAATCTCACCGTAACGAGAGCATATGGCGGCACAACCGCTGCGACCCACTCAAAGGGCTCCATCTATTACGAACAAAGAGGCGACTTCGAAGCCGAGGTTTCCTGTCGTGCCGTCAAATCGATTGGCGACATATATACAAGAAGAAGGGGCGAGCTGGTGAGGGTGCTCAGCGGCTTCACGAAATACAACAATTCCGGAGGCCGGGCAAAAATCGTCTTCACCGACAAAGTCAAATTCGAAGAAAAAATTACCATCACCGCATCGACGACGCCCGAGG